GTTCAGACCAGACGAGCGAGTGAAGGTTAGCCATGCCCCTCTGGCTAGTGTTAACTCCACTGCCAGAGCACCAGAGCAGCATCCCGACGCTATCATCCAGCGCCGACAGCTTGAGAAGAAAGCTGCTGATGCCACTCGCCCAGACGCCGCTCGCGTTACTGGGATCGCCGTGTCCGGTCAAGCACCAACCGTCTTCGCTAAGAATCAGGACAATACCGTAGTCGCTCTACAGAAGAGGTCTGCGGCCAAGCCAGCCCCATTTCACCCGGCTGATCGTGAGGAATTTTGTACTTGGACTCTCAAGCATTGGAAAACCATAGTCGGCGACTACGTGAAGCTCAACACGCCAAGTGAGCCTGATGAGTGGCTTGAGCACGTGCTAGCCTGGATTCGCGATTCCAACTCGTCAAACGCGGCAAAAGCAATGTACGAGCGTGCCGCTCGCGACCTCCACGCACAGGGCATTACGGCCCACACTGAGCTTACACCGGCCCAGGTATATGAGTGGACGAAGCGCGAAGTCTCTGTGAAGAACGAGACAATCCTCAAGAACTCTGACAAGGCTCCTCGGCAAATCCTCGCTGCCACGCCAGAGTTCGTCGTTCTGACCGCCCCGTTTATCAAGCAGCTCACGGGGCTGGTCAGGCGCTCATGGAAACCGACTCGTAAGACCGTTTACGCGCCGGGAGTCGGGTCCAAGAGGTTGGCCGACGCCATGACTGAGGCGGAGTGGGAGAACATGGCCAATCTGGATTTTGATGGCTATGATTCGTGTCAGGGTATTCAGACCGCTGAGATGGAAATCAAGATTTGCCAATACCACGGTGCGCCTCGTGCTCATCTGCAGCTCATGCGTGGTAATCTTGAGACCCATGGCTCTTCACGAGAGGGAGTTAAGTTCACAACCGCTTATTGTCGCAATTCCGGTGACCCTTGGACTACCCTTTTTAACACTACTCTCAATGCATTCTTGATGATGTATGTGTATTGCCGTCTGCACGAATGTGACCCCCGCGATGCTCGCGTTAAATTCTTCGCGGGGGGAGATGACGGGGCCCTGTTTTACCAGGGGCCACGTATCGGTTTCTCCGCCGAGCTCGCTCGACTAGGCCATCCTGCTACAGTTAAGCATGTCGAGCACCTGCATGAGGTTGAATTCCTCAGTTGCCGCCTCACCCACACGTCTACTGGGTGGAACTTTATCCCCATGGTTGGTAAGACCATTGGTAAGTTGGGATATAGTGTTCGTGCGACCACACCGCACAAGGCCAAGCAAATCGCGCGTGGAGCTGCACAGTCGCTCTACTCCGCGAGTTCAGGATGCCCTCCGCTTAGGGCATACTTGGACGCCGTACTTCGCGTCACGGAAGGCGCAAGTCCCACGACTCCTCAGGATGAGCCGTGGAAGATGACCTCACAGCACACAGGTGAGCCCACTGCAGAAACTTGGGCGCACCTTGGGGACATCTACGGTTGGAGTGAGTCTCTGCAGGACACCCTCGTAGCGCGCCTTGCCACAGTCAAGGAGGCAGGCAGCGTTATTGATTCACCAGCATTGGAAGTGTTGATCGACAGAGACACTGGCCGTGCGGATCATATCTTTGGTCGCCCGTTAGACAGCGACATTGACGGGGGCTGGGTTAAGGACTTGACCTCGGAGGGAGTGGAGCCTAATCCGGGCCCCACCTCCATGTCCAAGGCCATGGTGGTCTACCGAGCCCCTAAGAAGGCTCGCGGAGGTAAGAGACCGACTCGCGTTGCTGTAGGCCGCGGTCGGGTGGGTGGCCTTAGTGGGCTGGGTGGTGGCGGCATGCCGATGGCCGGAAACTACTCAAACGCCGCTGGGCTTGGTTCAGGTCGCATAGACCGAACATTGGCCGGCTCCTTCGTAACAGCTCCGGCTGCGGAGGGGTTCGTCATCCCACGATCCCATTTTGGGTTCTCAGGGCGCCCTCAGGCGCTTGCCGACTATGACTCGGATCGTGCTGTGAGAGTGACTGGCTGCGGTCTCTACTCATTTCCCGTCATCGCCGGCTCCGTTACCCCCGCCGCTGGATTTGGTGGCACTGCCACCTACTGGGAGATCATCTCGCCCTCGTTGCTAGACCCACGTCTTGCGAACATCGAGAAGATCTTCCAGTATAATGCCATTCGTGAGGTGCGAATGACCTATGTTCCAGCAGTTGGAGCGACTACCAACGTTCAGGCAGCTTTTGGTATCGCTCAAGATAGCGAGTTGTCTTTTGCAATCGCTACCCCAACACAGACTCAAGTACTTGAGCTGAACACATCGATTCTCGTCCCGGCTTGGCAAGTTGCAACCATGACGTATACTCACAGAGGCACAAAGCTCTGGGAGTCCTATTCAGCTGCGGCTGAAGCTGGCGATGTCAAGTACCAAGCGATCATCACTGCTGTCCTCCTCGGGGCTACTGCTTCCATTACGTATGGTCAGTTCTACGTCGAGTACATCGTCGACTTTTATGAGCCGTCGCCTGTGATCGCTTCAGTCAACTAACCGCTTATGCGGTTCACCTCAGCTCACGTAGGCGTGAGTGGATTCGCTTATCCAAAATTGAGATGACGCCGTCGTTGCGTGTAGGATTCGGATGTCCGTGGGCTCAGACCCAAGATTTCGCGTGCCCATTGGGCACTCTACGCAGTCTAGACATTGGATACCCTCCACGAGACGTTCGTAGCCGCCCTAGAAAGGCCTTCTCATATCCAAGACTAAAAATGCGCGATGCCTCCCCAAAATCCGGAAACGGTGCCAAGGTGAGTGGTAAGACTGTGGAACTCAGTCATGTGCAAC